CGCTATGTCCGCCCTAGACTATGTAGAAAGCCTACGTAACATGCTGGCAGAAGGCACAGGCACTACTACCAAACTAACTGTAAAGTGGGATGGAAGTCCAGCTATCATCTGCGGTATTGATCCTGCTGACGGTCGTTTCTTCGTAGGTACAAAAAGTGTATTTGCCAAAGCAGAACCTAAGGTTTGTAAAACTGCCAGAGACATAGAACGTTTCTACGGTGATCAACCCGAGCTAGCGGAAATCTTAGCTAGTGCTCTGCAGCATCTAAAGAAACTCAACATAGGTGGAGTCATACAAGGTGATTTACTGTTCAAAGAAGGAAGAGTAGAACAAGCCAACATTAATGGTGAACAGTGTCTTACATTTACACCAAATACCATAACTTATGCTGTACCAACGGATAGTGAATTAGGTCAGCGTATCGCACGTGCTAAACTAGGCATAATCTTCCATACCAGCTATGAAGGAGAAAGTCTCGAATCTATGCGTGCTGGATATATGGTAAACATACAAGGGCTAAACAAAAGCGCAGATGTATGGTTTGATGATGCTACCTACAAAGATTATACAGGTATCGCTAGCCTGACACCAACAGAAGATCGCAAGATCAGATCTATGCTGACTGCTACATATAATACCATGGAAAAAATTGGCCAAGCGAGATTCGACATCATCTTAACCAACAAAGAATTTGCCCGCAATATCAAACCCTATATTAACAGAACTGTGCGTAGTGGAACTTTTGCCGCAGAACCCACAGCTTTTCTAAAAGATTTCATGACGTACTATCATGAACTAATGACCAAAGATATAGATGTCGTCACTAGTCGTGCGGCACAGAATCGTCTAGCTAAGATCAAAGAAAAAGAACAATGGGTAGCAGATAACGCTAATAATCTATTAGGTATCCTAGCTACATATAAACGCATTGTTGAAATGAAAATCATGCTCCTACGCAAACTACAACAGGTAGAAGGTATCGGCACATTCCAAAAAACCAACGATGGCTATAAAGTAACAACGCCAGAAGGCTTTGTTGCTATCGGACATGATGGTGGCGCAGTCAAACTAGTTGACAGACTAGAATTTAGTCGCACTAACTTCCTTAAACGTCAATAACTACTCAGTTATTTTTTTATTTTTGGACTAAATAATAGTATGCGCGAAAGCGTACAATTATTAGGAGAAATAAAATGGCAACATTTACACGTACTAACCCAACAGCAGTTGCTCGTGGTACAATCCAACGCAACTCAGCTCAATCAGTATACAAAGTTGTATTAAATGGTTCAGGTCTAGCAGTAGCAGCAACAGACGCAGCTGCAGCTAAGATCAGTGATGCACTAGGTTCAATCACTGGTACATTCCAATTCAAAGCAGATGGTAACGAAATCTACATGATCGTTGATCGCGTTAACACTTCAATCGGCGACGTTGCAACAAAAATCGCTCAAGTGTTACAAACTGCAGGTGGTACATTTACAGTATCAGGTGGTGTAGCAACACTATCTGACACTAACACAATCACAGTTACTGAGCCAACAGACCTAGAAGGTATGTAAGATCAGTAGTTAGTATTAAAACTAAAGCACGCTATCTTAGCGTGCTTTTTTTTGTCTTGATATTCTATGATCTCGCATAAATAATAAAAAGATCCTTTGGAGATATACAAATGGCAATATTTAGTAGACGTAAATTTTATGCAAATGCTGTAGCATTAGCTAATACCTTAGTAGGTACACAGACTACAGCGGGTACCTTGTACAGCGTTAACGCAAAATTACATGTGATCACAATTAATAACTCAATAGGAGTTCGCGGAAATATAGTTCCTGATTCAGGAATCCTCGACGGGGTGGTAGAATCTATCGTTGACGAAGTAAATCCATTGGCATATTTTACTACTGGCTCTACTGTAACTAATCAAGCTAATATTTTCATCGTAACAGACGAACATATCAGTGCTGCAGATCTACAACATCGCATCCGCCAAATTGGTGCTAACTCAGCTGCAACACGTTTAACATCAACAACATTCACCTACGCAAATACATCTATTATTTCAGCAGGTGGAAACAGTGTTGACATCAGCGGTACACAGGTTATCGAAGGCACAAGTTTCACAGTAGCTTAATTCGAGCTTAACATAAAAGCACCGTAAGGTGCTTTTTTTGTGACCTAATCCTTGGTCAATAAATACTCTTATAATGATAGACCCAAGAATACATCGTCACCGCGGTTATACCCTGGTTGACGTTACCAAAACAGACATAACTAACTATACCCCAGAGCTTGAACGTATGCGGAATAAACAGCGCAACTGGGAAACAGTTATGCAGGTTCTAGGTTTACGAACACAGATCATGTCCAGCAAACAATTACCCACAGAAACCAAAGACCTTGCGAAGTTTGAATTTGGTGAAAATTATTCTGGTAGGCAACGTGTATGGACTTTTGAATTTGAAGTTGAATTTGATAATTTATATCTTAAAGATCGAGATCCATATGGCGTATTGAAATATGATTTTTCTAATACACCAATCATCTTGGGATTAGATGAAACAGCACGACCGCCTGTGCCCTTGTTCTACACAGATGGTGCAAGTAAAAACATATACTTTATGGCTGTGAGCAACAACTAAATATATTAGATGCTTAAGGCATTCATTAAGGCACATATTAAGGCATACATCAAGGCTCAGAGAAACAGCATCGCTTACACAGAGGAAGCGAGATGGCCAAACCATCAGAAATTGAAAAAGAGAGTCTAGAAGCCCACGTTGAGATATGTGCTGTAAGGTACAGCAACTTGGAAACTAAACTACAAAATCTTGAACATCGTATGGATAAACTTGAAGGCTACCTAGTTGGCATCAAGGAAAGTCTAGACGAGAAATTAGAAGGTCGCGGCAAACAAAATGTCAGCACCTTAGTCAGCATCTTAGGTGTAATCCTAGCAGGTCTTATCGGATTTATCGGACACGCCCTCTTTAAGTAACATAAATAGTTACATGAAGATCGTAGAACTATACAATAATATCCAGTTGCCCGTCAACAATGAAGAAGCAGAGTTGCTTGAGCGTTTCATTGGTGCAACTCCCATAGCCAAAAGCCACCTTACAGAACGTGAGCAGGTACTAGCTAATCAACTAACAGTCAAAGACGTACTTCTACGAACCAATGAAGATGGCAAAATCTACTACAAAAAACGCTCAGTTTGATGTTGAAAAGATACAGCGATTTACCCAACAAGAACTAGCTCGATTAACCGATACCCCCAGTGAACTACCTTTTTGTTATCAATTAGGTACAGATGTTCTCGTGGGTCGATACAAGGTACAAAAGATCGATGATCGCTGTTGGCGTGTGATGCTAGACGATCAACAGTTATTTGATTTTTTTAATCGCAAAGATGCTATCTACTATTGTATAGCCTTGCACAAAGAGAAATTACAATTGGCCAAGGACATACAGCAGTGCGATAGCCTGCTAAATCGATTGGAATTTGATGCGGCATTATATCGACTACGCTATAAAAAAGCACAGCAAATACAGGATTCGTGGGGAGAAGAGTTTTATTCAGCTCGCTACACACAGACCATGGATCGTATAGAACAGACTAAAAAAGAAATACGGAAAAATTTAGATCTGGCTAAATATATTAAAGTCTAAATAGGAATTTGACCATGAAATTAGCAGAAATGTCTATAAAATCAACACGTAAAATTAACAAAGTTATGGAAAGCCGTTTTGGTTTTGCTATTAACTTTAGTTCTATGACTGTTGAGAAAGCAGAAAAACTAAGCGAAACTATCGCTGCGAATTTAAACAAAATTCGTCACAGTATAGCACTACACACAGCAGAAACAAATCCACGCTATATGGAATTGCTAACTGTGCAAGAAGGCCTAAACACATGGCTTGAACAACATCGCCAACAATTAACAGAAGGCGAAGTTGGTAATGCAGAAGTTCTATTAGCTGCTAAAGACATGGTAGATTCAGTCCAAGATGCTATCGAAAAAGTAGGCAAGATGCAGAACGAACAACTACCACAACTACTAGATTCGATCCGTGACCAAATTGGTTCAGAACAATCTGAAGCTTTTAAATCAGCAGTAGGTGAAACATTAAGTACATTAATGCAAAATCTACAGGCTGCACGTGAAGGTGTGGACAATGGTGTTCGCGTATTAAGTGGTGAAGCAGTGGATCAACCAATGGCCATGCCAGGTGATCAACCAGCTGACATGGGTGCTGAATTACCTCCGCCCCCAGCTAGTGATCTAGATCAAGAAGAAGGTGACGCATTTGGTGCTACGGATGCCGCAGTAGGTGGCACAGAAGAACTAGGTCGCGAAAAGCGTTAATCGTGCGCTTAAATGAATTCGTTCATGGCCCAACAAATACTCCAGAGTCTAACTTACTAACGGCTCTGGAGCTTATCCAACATCGCTATAAAGACAAAGAAAAACTCCCAAACGTCAGCACACAAAGCCTTATCAATCTAGTGCGTAATACAGATCGCACCTTTGATTATGACGCACTAGTGCAGGCCAATGAAACAAACCCCGCAGTAAAAAATCTAGTAAAATCATTTAACAAAGATTTCATTGAGTTGAATCCAATCGGACCAACAGATGATGAAACAGAAACTACTACTAACATTGGTGATGAAACTACCAATGCTCCAGTGGACACAGTAGCAAACATGGCCAAACGTGCTGCTAAGACACGCGGTGCCGCATTATAATCAAAAGCACTTGACATAGCCTGATAAATACTTTAGTATTTTACTATACTATTGGAGTTTACATGGCTTATTCAGAAAAAGTTTTAGATCATTACGAAAATCCTCGTAACGTAGGTAGCTTAGATAAAGATAGTCCTGACGTGGGTACAGGTATGGTGGGTGCTCCGGCCTGCGGTGATGTGATGAAACTACAGATTGAAGTACATGAAGGAGTTATCACTGATGCCAAATTTAAAACGTATGGTTGCGGCAGTGCTATTGCTAGCTCTAGCCTTGTCACCGAGCTCCTCAAGGGCAAGACGCTGGATGAGGCCCAAACCATCAAAAACTCACATATCGCAGAAGAACTCGCGTTACCGCCCGTCAAGATACATTGCTCGGTACTTGCAGAAGATGCGATCAAAAGTGCGATAGCAGATTATCGTAAGAAAAATGAAGCGCAACCCCATTGATAGCCCCTGCATAGGAGTCTGCCAATTTATCGGCGGTGAATGCCGAGGCTGTTTCCGTACACAAGATGAAGCCTTTGAATGGTATGAATTAACTGATGAACAGCGCCAGACCGTCTGGGATAAAGTAATAGAAAAGAATAAAAAACAATGATAACGCTAACAGAAAATGCCAGCAAAAAAATGCAAGATGCCTTAGACTATAGAGGCAAGGGTATTGGCATGCGCATTGGTGTAAGGACCAGTGGCTGTAGTGGATTTGCCTATGTATTGGAATTCGCTGATCAATTGTTTGAGGGTGACCTCGAAGTAGAAGACCGGGGTGTTACTCTTATTATTAATAAAAAAGATCTGGTATACTTACAAGGTATGCAGGTCGACTACACCAAAAAAGGACTTAACGAAGGGTTTGAATTTTCTAATCCCAACGAGAAAGCACGTTGTGGTTGCGGAGAATCATTTACTGTTTGACATAGCTGAAATAGTCATATATACTATTAGCTATGCTTATTCAAAAATACAATTATACCCCCATTAATCGTGATACAGTAGAAGGTAAACGTCTTTATACCTTACCAGACGGCTCACGTGTTCCTAGTGTTACTACAATTTTAGATCGAACTAAACCAAAAGAAAAACAAGAAGCTCTGGCCAATTGGCGTAAATCAGTGGGCGAAAAACGAGCACAGGAAATTACAACAGAAGCCGCAGGGCGTGGTACCCGTATGCACAAGTTCTTAGAGGACTATGTTAAGAACGATAGGCAGATGCCCGACCCTGGGACGAATCCATTTAGCAAGCAGGCACATGCTATGGCACAGCAGATCGTAGAACACGGACTTAAAAATGCTGATGAAATATGGGGTATCGAAGTTCCATTATATGTTCCAGGCTTGTATGCAGGTACTACAGACGCCTGCGGCTTATATCACGGTCAGCCCTCAATTTTAGACTACAAACAAACCAATAAACCCAAGAAAAAGGAGTGGATTGAAGATTATTTCCTTCAATTGTGCGCCTATGCTGC